CGAAAAGACTCTCACAACGCCACTCCTCGCCCAAATGCGTAACCCGCAATGCTGCGTCGCCCATGGCCTCGAGACCTTCCGTGGTTCAATGTCTTTACTAGACAAAATCGCTTTATTTTTCACGTCATTTATTTCACTTGACTGGTCACAATATGATCAACGCCTTCCCTACTACGTTGTAATCGCTTACTACCTCGACTTCCTCTCCTCCCTGATCATCGTATCACATGGATATATGCCAACCCGCAACTATCCCGACACAATGACAGACATCCACTCCTTCGCCCAAAGACAATTCAATGTCCTCATATTTCTACTCTCCTGGTATCTCAACATGACATACCTCTCCTATGATGGATTTGCCTTTATTCGACAACATGGTGGTGTACCCTCCGGACTCCTCAACACGCAATCGCTTGACTCCTTCGGCAACATGTACATCATATCCGACTGTCTACTAGAATTTGGATTTACTGAACTCGAATGCTCCGAAATGCTCTTCTGCGTCCTTGGTGATGATAACCTCATCTACCTCAGACATAATCTTGAACGCGTCACCCGCTTCATGGTTTTCCTAGATGAATACGCCCTCTCACGACACGGCATGGTCCTCTCCATCCTAAAGTCAATGTATTCCAATCTACGAAGTAAGATCACCTTCCTCGGCTATGAGAACAACTATGGTCACCCTTCCCGCCCAATCGGCAAGCTAGTCGCACAATTAGCCTATCCTGAACACGTCGTCCCTGACGATCGACAATGGATACACGCTGCCCGCGCACTTGGCCTCGCCTATGCATCCTGTGGACAAGACCCCGTCTTCCACCTCTTATGCAAAATGGTATACGAAGAATTCCGACCCACAATCCCCGTACCCACTCATCACATCATGAAAATTTTCAAGAAATGGTCATACCAGCTTCCCGAATTTATGATTGAAGATGTAGAATATACGTTCCCGACGTTTCCAACCTGTCCTGAAATCTACCAATTAGTCTCTGACTATGATGGCACATTTTCCGAACTCGACAAATGGAACACCGACGTATTTGAAGTACCTCCTAGTGACTCCCTCCCTGATTACACTACCCTGAAAGATTATATCACGCAATCGCCTGACATGTCCAACACCGTACGTCAATTCTGGCATGGTAAGAGATCCTTATGAATCTCCATCACTGCTTTTTTCTTTTAAAAAAAAAAAAAAAATCCCG